ACCCAGAGGACCACAAGGACCACAAGGACCTTTGGGCGCAACAGGTGCCACAGGTGCCACTGGATTGGTAGGCGCAACAGGACCCAGAGGACCACAAGGACCACAAGGACCAGCTGGATTTACTGGACCACAAGGTCCCGAAGGTGCAACAGGACCACAAGGACCCACAGGGCCAGATGGAGCCACCGGAGCCGGAGCCACCGGTGCTTCGGGTGCCACAGGTCCACAAGGACCACAAGGACCTGCAGGAGAAACAGGACCACAAGGACCTCGCGGTCCCAACGGTGCTACAGGTGCCACTGGACCACAAGGTCCTATAGGAGCTACTGGATCTCCAGGAGCTACTGGATCAGGTGCCACAGGACCACAAGGCCCTAGCGGCCCACAAGGCCCCAGCGGCCCAAGCGGACCACAAGGACCACAAGGCCCTACAGGACCCAACACTCAAATCAATGCTACAGATTCATCAAGTAGCTCAACATTCTATCCTGTGTTTGTGCAGACTACCGGAGTGGCTGTTACAGCATTTGCTGACGATCCAGGTCTGAGATATGTGCCGGCAACAACTACCTTGAGCACAGGAACATTCAGTGGTACAGCCAGTTCGGCCAGATACGCAGACTTGGCAGAAAAATACTGTGCAGACTCAGATTACAGTCCTGGTACTGTGTTGGAATTTGGTGGATCAGAAGAAGTCACAGTCACTACTCAAAGTCACAGCGTTCGCGTTGCCGGGGTAGTATCCACCGATCCTGGTTACCTAATGAATTCTGATTTGCAAGGAAATCATGTTGTTAGCCTGGCACTCACCGGCCGTGTACCTTGCAAAGTAGTAGGACAGATCAGCAAAGGAGATCGATTGGTCAGCAGTGATATTCCTGGAGTGGCACAACGCTTGTCAGATGATCAATACCGACCAGGCAGCATAATTGGCAAGGCCATAGAAGAATACAATTCGGACACACCCGGCACAATAACTGTGGCTGTGGGAAAGAACTAATCAACCAGCTTTGATTGTTGTTCTACTGTTTGTATTTTGTTGCGCACCGCATCTAGGTTTACTGTAGACCATAAACCTGGGTGTAAAGGTTTTGGCCAAGTACCAGATTCAATCCAAGCGTATCCCAAATGCTCGTGATTTAACACAGGTACAAATTCCTGATCTATGCTACAGTAAAATGTGTTATAGGCAAACTTGCCATCGGCGCTGGTAAATTTTTCTATGGGCACCAATCGCACAAAGTCTGGCACAAACCCTAATTCTTCTTGACACTCGCGCAACATGGCATCTCTCAAGGTCTCACCAGATTCTACTCTTCCTCCTGGCAATCCCCATGATCCAGGATGCTTGGGATCATTACGCATGAGATACAGGTATCTACCTGTGCTGGCAGAATAAAACCATATGCCTACTGCGTTTACAGCACTAGACTCCATGTGCCTCCTGGATATAATCCTTGATAGCTCTTGGTCCATGCATTGTTGGCCCATTTGTATTGAATCGCTGTTGTGATGTTTGTAACATATTGTATATTGTCTGGACTGCTGCCATGGTCAAAGGCCACGACCCATCTTGATCCGTCGTACTCTATGATGTCATTGGCAGAGGCAACCAGTGGCACTCCTATACCTTGCCAAGCTGTGGGTGTGGTAGGAGAGGTATCGGAACCAGTGGATTCTGTCAACAAGTACCTTTGTCCTAACACCGCAGGAGGTAAACCACTGCCAGGTCCACTCAATAAAGGATTTATCACGGCATTAACCGGCGACAAAGTATTTGCAGGCACAGTGTCTTCGTCAGCCACAAACAATAAAAATCTATTGTCAGTTGGATCAAAGGTCACAGTGCCCAAAACTTCAGATCCGTCTTCTTGCTCCAATCTCACATAACTGATTCCGGGTCTTAACACACCATACATGCCAACCACAGCCTCCCACATGAGATCGCTAGGAGGACTCTCGGGCGGTGCTAGGCTGGAGTTTGGTGGTTGCACAATTTGTGGTTCTCTCAAGGCTTGTAATCTGTTTCCAATCAACAACACCTGATAATCATAAGGGGTGATAACTTGTCTGGTTCCCAGCAACAGGTCGTTGTTGAGTATGGCATTGGATGCATCGCCCTGCGCATCAAACACCTGTGCCACAATGCGTTCAACCACGCCCAGTTTCTTGACCTTGGCTGGACTGGAAATCCAAATAGGCAAAGTAAATGTCAGCGTGGCTATGTCTATGGGATTTTCTGTACCTTGTGGTATGCTTCGCGTAGTCCATTGCACACTTTCAAGTTCTACAATGCTGAGACTGGTCCAATCAATGTAGTTGTCAGTGCTTTGTATCTCTAGGCTGGGATTAAACAACACCAACATCTGCTCAAGGATTTGCATTTTTTGATTGGTGTTAGAAGTCCATATATCCAACTTCATGGTCAGCTTGTAAGGCACAGGCATGAGACGTTCAATGGTAAATGCATTTCCTTGCGTGGTTTCATAACTGTCTGTGGTTTCGTCATAGGTTCTTTGACGCACAGCAATTTTGCTCACAAAATATGGTTCTTGCATTCTGGGACGATCATAGTCCAATCCTGAAATATAAAAAGTCATCAGCGGCGTGGCCGGCATGCCTGAGGCAGAATTTTCCTGCAAGATAGTTTGTGCTTGTCGGGTAGCATCTCCATAACGCACAGGAACACGCACCAAGGTATGATCCGTACCTTCTTCGTTGCGTCCGTATTCAACTTGAAAATTTGAGAAGATCCTGGCAAACTGCAAAAGGAATCTGCGTATCTGTTCGTCATAAAAGAAAAGTGGTGTCAAGGCTGGCACAATTAACCTCCGTTGTCAGCGTTGGGTTTGAGAATCTCGCTGAGACTTTGACGACTTGGAATAGCTCCGCGATCTGTGGTTTGTACCGTGGCAGTGTTGTTGACGAATCCAGCTCGCAAGGTTTTGGCATCTGCTTCAAAGTCTAAGCCTGTTCGCACAGCGTCTTCTATTTTGACCCAACGGGCACCGTCGTATCTAAACAAGCGATTTGGAAAGTAATCCAAACGCAACGCATAATCGCCTACCACTGGATTTGGTGGGAAACTCACACCGGGCGTGACAGGTAATCCATTGGGGGGCAGTATCCTTCCGGTCTCGAGATCTACACTGTTACTGAGATAGCCCATGGTGTAGCCAAAGCTTCTGGGAGTTTGTTGCAGACCAGACTCTGTACTGGTAGTAGAAATATCGGTACTGCTGGTAGTAGCACCTGTGCCAGTGGCAGCAGGTTCGCCATCTGGATAGGTAGGCAATATATAAAACTTGGTTATGTCATAGCCACTGAGTGGCAGTTCTACTTCGGCCTGTGCCAAGATAGCATCGTTAAGCGCCAGGTCTTTGTTTCTGGTACTGGCACTATCGCCCACGGTGTTGGGATTGGTAATCACGGTCCAGTAAGGTTGGCCAGTGGCAGGATTTATAGCATCAATGGCAGTGCCAGCTGGCACATTACCGTTGGCCTGATAATAGGTGTCACCATTGTTGACCACAGTGCCATTGGGATAAAAATTGCCCGGATCCCAGATGTTGTTAGTCACAAACGGCTGATTCATTATGTCCTGGTACTCTTGTGCGTTGACAAGAGGAGTGGCCTTCACACGCCACAGGTGTGGTAACCAAGTAACACTGAATCCCTCTGACGCAAAAGCGGCATCCTGTATCACATAGTACCTAGGCAAGGGCAAAGGTATGTTGGGATTCAACGGATTGTAGTCTTTGAGATTAGGAAATTCCAACACATCGCCTGACATCAATTTGCGACCAAATGTGTCAATCATGTCATTGTAATGGAATGTGATAAACAAGGTGTCGTTGTTCAAGAACAGGCCAAACTGTGTCAAATCAAAATCAATGTCTTGCACACGATACACACCGCGCATGACGTAAATGTTGGGATCATAGGCACGATCGCGATTCTCCAACAACAACAGGTCCTCTATGAACAAGGGATTCAGCTCCTCGCGCACAGGTATGGTAATGTCAGCATCGCCTGGATCTCCTGTTTTTGGACCCAGATATTTGTGTACATAAATGTCAAGGCCGCCCACGGTGTACATTTCGCTGATGGTTTTGTCTAAGAATTGGTAATCAGACGTACGATTTGGACGGTAAAGGCTCAGGCGCGGCATAGTCTTGTATTTATCGGTCGAATTGACTTGAAAACACAAAGCTGGTATAATTACACGCATGGATGAATTATATCAACGCCTGGATTGTGCCGAACGTCAAATAGCCCAAGTTCGAAACAAGGTAGCTCGCAAAGACTTGTTAAAAATGGTGCGTACAATTGATGCGGCCATGGTGGCTGCAGATATGGAAAGCGTAGAATGCCGCAGACTGCACAAAGAAACCAGTCGTTACAGAGAATTGGTCAAACAAGCAGAAGATTTGATCACAAACCTGGAACAGCACCTTACATTTGCTGTGTTGATGGGCGGTTGACCAAAAACCACATCAATGTTATAATTATCTAATACACTCAGGAGAAAGCATGAACGCACGAGCCGCAACTGTGATCAAACCCTTGAATCCCAAAGGCGCAGAAACCAAATATGTTGGGCACGAGCCTGACTGGAAATTTCA